TACATATCCAAAATTGCAAACTTCTATCCCAACAGAATTGCGGTGCATCGGATTATTTCCAGTACCTAAATGCCACCCATATCCACCAGTCGGGATGCACTGAACAACAACAGCATCAAAACGGTCATCTCTGCCTGTGCATTCACGGCCACCCATTATAAATTCTGTGCCGACCTTTCCCCTGTCATCCTTTGCCCACATATCAGCGACAAAATAAGGGTTATGTCCACCTGCTGTATGGTGCAGGAACAACCACTCTTTTTTGGTAGGGCCGGGCATATATTCAGTGGGCGGCATAAAGTGCTGAACATAAGTCAAATTTGGTTTGCTTACAAAATTTGGTTTCTCTTGCATGTCGGTTGAAACAAGCTCATGCAAACCCATAGCCTTCCAAGTTATCGGGCCGACAATGCCATCAGATACAAGGCCATTTTTTGATTGCCAGTCTTTTACTTTTTGCTCGGTTATTTTACCAAAAATACCATCTTCAAGAATGCCCAAAAACCTTTGCAATATTTTTACATTCTCGCCTGTTGAGTTTATTTTTAAAATCATAATTAAAAAGGTAAATCATTTTGTTCGTTTTCCATTTGGGCAGCATATTCATTTTTGAAGTTTTCCATGATGCCCCCCTTGTCAGCCTTGAAAAGGTTTTCCTTGCTTACATTTTTGTTAGTTACATTATTGTAACTTTTAGCACCCCCAACATAGGTTGCAGGTTTCTTCGCTTCCCGTTCTTCTTTGGTTTGCGACAGGGCAATGTAATGTGTTTCACCGAACTTTCCTTCGGCTTTGCGTTCAGCGCATACGAGCTTGATGTACTTCTTTCCATTCTTGGCTGTGGTGATTGCCTCGCTGGGCAAATCTGATAGGCATATATCTAATATTAACATGGTGCAAATATAGTAAATTAAACTTAAAAAAACTATTCTTCGATGTTACGAATTTCTAAATGCTCAAATTTCTGTACTGCAATTGCCCTGTCTAATTCATACTTCAACAGATTGTTTGATTGCTTCAAAAGATTAGATTGTGCTTTTGCTTCTTCTACTGAAATAGCTTTTGATTTCAACATCATCATCATGTTGAATGCGTGTTTGAGCAATTCTTTTGAATTTACTTTTTTTGTAGTTTCCATTTTATTTTATGTATTGATTGATTTTTTGTATTATGTGGTCAATACTCTTGCAATATTCGGTTTCGTTTTCATTGTAAACCTTATTTGCAATGTATAGTTTTTGTAATTGTGGAAGCAACCAGTCATATTGATTTTTTGTAATCATGTTTTTTGCTTCGGCATAATTTTTATCAATATCATCCTGATTGCAGAGCCAGTCCAAATAATCTACTTGTGTAGTTATTGCATATTCTTTTCCGCATAAATCAGAATAAATATAATTGACTTGCTGAATGTTTTTTCTCAAAGATTGATTTCTTATGCGAAAATCTTGCAATGTATCTTTGAGATTTGAACTTCTTACAATTTCGTAGTAATCAAAAATTTGACTATCATCAATAACTTTTTGTATCAAAATTTTCTTAAAATCATATTCATCATAAGCCCCCATGCAGGAGTGGTAAGTAATTAGGACAAATTTTGTCCCAACAAAAAATAAAAACCTTTCCGGATTGATTTCGCAAAACTTATCCCAACCTTGTACTTTTTTTTCTTTGCCACATGGACAAATTATTGAATGCTGGTCAAAATAAAATTCTTTCATATCTGTTCTGCAAAGTTTTCAAACTTATTTTTCACGGTTTCAAGGTTACGGGCAAACCTTTTATCATACAGCATCAGGTTATCAACCACCCGGCACGAATTTATGATGGTGGAATGGTCACGGCCACCGCATATTTGCCCGATTTTCTGCAACGAAAGTGTGGTCTTATTGCGGCACAGCCATTGAAAAATCTGTCGCAGTTCCACCACATCACGCTTCCGGGTTTCAATGGTGATAAATTCGGGCTGGTATTCAGCGAAAACCGATTTAATTGCAAGGTGTGCGGCCTTGATGTAGTGTTCCGACCTGTCCATTTGGTCAACTTTGAGCATCCTTTCAAGTTCATGAATGCGTATTGACTGGTGGTAGATTACTTCTTTAAGCCGTTCAATTTCGCTGCGTCTAAATGTTGTCCTGCTGTTGTGCTGTGGTGCTTTTAATTTTATTCTCATGGTGCAAATATAGTTTAATTATTTATATTTAAAAAATGTATTCAACCGTTTTGCCCATAAAATTGCATTGCAGAGTTCCGGTCATGCCGTTACGGCACTTGCTGATAATGAGTTCAGCATCTTCAAGTTCAGGTGGGTTGCCGCCATTCTTCTGTGCTTCATAATAATCAGGGCGGTATGGGAATAACACCGTGTCTGCATCCTGTTCTATTGCTCCGCTTTCCCGAAGGTTTGCTAACTTGGGTCGGCTGTTGCCTTCCTCTGTTCCCCGGTTCAACTGTGACAATGGCATCACCGTGCATCCGCATTCTTTGGCAATCAGTTTGCATTGCCGGGATATGTTGGCAATTTCCTGCTCACGATTTTTGCCCCCGGTTGATTTAACAAGTTGCATATAGTCAATGATGACCAGCGTGGGCTTTACTTTCATTGTCTTTATTCGGGTTTTGATTTGCGCGATGTCGAGCATGGTGCTGTCTTCAATTTGAAATTTAATGTCCATTTTTAGCAGTTCATCTGCAATCCGTTCAAGTTCAAATTCATTGACATCAGCGTTGCGGACTTTCAGGTTGTCCACCCTACCAAGTGATGAAAGTATGCGGTCTGCAAGTTGTTCCTTTGACATCTCCATACTGAACATAACAACCCTGCCACCCAGCTTTGCATGGGCAATACCAATGCTAACTGCAAATGCTGTCTTACCCATTCCGGGCCGACCTGCCACCACCACATTTTCACCCGACACAAACCCCCCGATGTACTTGTCCAATTTGGTAAACCCGGTGGGCAGACCAATAGTTTTGATTTCGGACTTGCTACGTTTTTCCAAGTTGTCAAAGCGGTCACCGAGTAAAGTAATGAGGTCAACAGCTTGTCCGTTTTCGTTCATCTGTATTTCATCAATGCTTTTCTGCACTTCTGCTATGCTTTCCATTATGTCGCTGCCTTTGGTCAGGTCATTGACAATTTTTGTCAAGTCAATGGTCAATGTTTTACGGATATATTCCTGATGCAACATTGCAACCAACCGGGTAATACCTTCGCCTGTGTAGTAATTGTTTAACCCTGCGATGTCCATTGCCATATCACGGTGCTTCATTACTACTGCCACGTTGTCAATATGCTCATTGTTCAGGTACATTGCCTGAATGGTCAAACATAGGGTGCGGTATTTTTGTTCAGTAAACCATTCGCTTCTTACGGTTGCGGTAAGGTCAAGTTGCTTACCTTGCAACCACGTTCCGAGAATTTGTTGCTCTATCATGTTAAAAAGTTTTCTTTTGGTGTGCGGTAAACTTCTGCTGTGATTTTCTTTATGTCAGCAGATAGCCAATTTTTTGCGGTAAGGTATAGTGACCTTTTGTTTGCAATGCCTTTCCAATTTTCTGCCCTGTCCAGAATGTCATCAATTTTGTCAATGGTATAGCCATCAGCAATTAGCTTGTCAACTTCTGCCCGTGTGATTTCCAAATGCAAAATTTGCCTATATATTTCTACATTCTTTTCATTCTTATCATTCTTATCATTCTTTACATTCTTGTTTGTTGTCACTTGTTTGTCACTTGTTTGTCGTTTAATTGTCGTTTGAGTGACGTTTTGTTTGTCACTTTCATCGTCAGCAATTTGGTAACATTCATATTTACAGACACTTACAAGGGTAAATTTGTTTGTCGTTTTTATTTCAATTTCGCCTGTGTTTTGAAACTTTTTTAGCAATGTTCTAACTGAACGCTGTGAAATGCCCGTGGCTATTGACAAATGACCTATTGAAGTAATGAGCTGACCACGTTTTACTTCGTGACCTTGCCACATTTTGTCAGCGTGGTTTGCCTTCAAAAGAATATAAATGAATAAATGCACGGCTTCCGAGTTGCCAAACCATTGCCATTCTATAAACTTCCTGTGTATCTTAATCCAGCCGTTACTCATCGTCAAGTTTTTTGATTCTGACTTCACATTCTGCCAAAAATTCTATGGCAGCAGATTTTTCAAGTTCAATGACAAAACTTTGGTTCTTATTTTTATCATAAAATATCAAAGCAAAAAACTTGTTATCACCTGAACGTGCTGGTGTAAGTTCTTTCAATGGGTCTGTTTTGTCAATAAATACGGTTCTTTTAGGCATGGTTATTTTGTTTAAGGGTTAGTTTTTTGCATTGCTGATAATAGATTATTTGCATATCATGTTTAATACAAAGGTAATTACATTGTAATAACGTGATTAAACCATTGATACGCCTGTAATCTTCATACTCTTTCCGCAGTTCAAGTTCTGCGATTTTCTCGTCGCAATATGCGACTGGTAGTGGTTCGGGTTTGTAGATGTTCATAAAAAAAACACCCACACTTTCAAGATGTGAACCCGGCCGGAAGTTAGCCGCATCTTTACTTGCGTGGGTGTTAATTGTAATCGTGTTCATTCTTCCTTATTTCGGCAGGGGGTTCAGTCCTGTTGTTCCGATATGCAATTATAAAACAAATATTTTAAATTTCCAAATTTATTTTTTAATCGTTGCAGTATTCTTGGCGGTCATGATATTCCCTATCTGAAATATCCATTGCTTCGTTGCGTTCCAATTCAATTTGCTGGGTGATGTACCACGACCATCCCTTTTCCCATTCTTTAAATTCATCTGTGTTGTTCCAGTAAGGGTTTTCATCGTTTGTTCCCCAGTAGTTGAATTGCTGACAGGCTTCATAACCCAGCTCGAAAGGTGTTTTTGTGTTTTCCATACCGCAAATATAATATAGTTTTCTATACTTGCAATACTTTTTGTTAAATTATTTTTATAAAAGTTATCCACAATTTCACAGAATAGATTATTTGCGAATAAAATTTGTAGCGTGAAGAAGCACACGAAAATATATATGCAGCATTTCGGATATGATACAAGCTCATTCATTCCTTGCGAAGTGTGTGGTGCTGCTGCTGTGGACATTCATCACATTGAAGCTCGTGGAATGGGTGGAAGCAAACACGCTGATACCATTGACAACTTGATGGCATTGTGCAGACGTGACCATGCCCGGTATGGCGACAACAAACAATTCAAAGAGTGGCTAAAAAAAGTCCATGCAATCCGACTTGGAAAACCGCACCAAGATACTGATTGAATTAGCCAATAGTAAATGGCTTCCAGACTTCTGCAACAAAATTGGCGGTCACGTTGCTGCCGACCTACAACAACACCTTCTACTTATCTGTTGCGAAATGGATGCTGACCGCCTAATCCAACTGCATGAAAATAATGGCCTTGTCTACTATTTAGTAAGGGTGGGGTGCAATGCGGTAAACGGAAACCGATATACCAAGTTCTACCGGGATTTTTTACGCACAACCGAAACACTGCCAGAAAACTACGATGAGGAAGCCGAAGACTACGATGAAACCCACATCCGCAGAAAACAAGAAGCTGTGGAAAGCATCAATTTCAAAGAGGTGGCAAACCATTTCAACCGCAGCGAATGGTACGTGGTAAAGTTGTGGCAGCTGTGGGAAGATAAACAGAGCATGGCAATGATTGCCCGTGACACCAAAATAAACTACCGGGAAATAAGCCAAATCATAAACGCAATCAAAACACAAATAAAAGAAAAATACAATGAATATGATGACTGACATTATGGGAGTGGCAGCCTTATGCGTTCTGCTTTCCCGTTACTTTTTCCCGCCAATTATTTCGGGCATTTTTAAACTTGACAGCAGATTTCGACCAACGATTAAGCCATTTGAATGTGGGTTTTGCCTATCTTGGTGGACTGGTTTGGTTTGGTTTGTTGCCGAATACGGAATATATGGTATTATTTATGGTGCTTTGTGTGCTATCTTTGGGGCATTAATTGACAGATACCTATGAGCATAGTTGAATTAGCCATGATAGGCAGCATTATTTCTGTTAGCGTGAGCCTGTTTGTTTATTTCATAATCAAAAAACTATGACATCTGAACAGCGCAGCCTTTGCCTTGACTTGAAGTCGCATATTGAGAGGATAAATAAGACCGGCACTTACTCGCTGGAAGCTGGGTACTATGCCAAACTTAACGAAGTTCACAGGCAGTTATATGGACAACCGTTCCCAGCGTGTAGGTCATGTATGTTTGACGCTTTGAAAAAGTTATACAGGGAAGCACTCAATGGTTAGTATAATTCATGGCGGTAACGCAGGGGATTTGATTTACTCACTCCCAGCGATGAGAGCAGCATCCCGGTTGCACGATAGCAAGGTGCATTTATATTTGCAGGTGGATGTACCAGCGCAGTATGGTTTCAACCATCCAATGGGCAAAGTTCAGATGAATTTGAAGATGGGGCAAATGCTTGTTCCATTGTTGATGTCAACTGACTTTATCGGAAAATGCACAATCACGGATGAAGCGGTGCAGACCGATTACAATTTCAACCTATTCCGCAAGTTTCACAATTACACAGGCCACATCTCCCAATGGTATTTTCATATTTATCCGGAATTGACTTGCAACCTTTCCGAGCCGATTCCGTTTGATATTACCCCAATAGGCAATCACCAAATCATCCTGAACCGAACTGCCCGTTATCACAACCCTACTTTTGATTACAGCATCATTCGCAGATATCAGGACAAGATAAAATTTGTTGGTTTGCCTGACGAATACCGGGTAATTTCTGCCAAACTGCCAGATATTGAACATTTGAAAGTAAATGACTTTGCGGAGTTATGCGGAATTATCAAAGGCTGTGAGTTATTTGTCGGCAATCAATCAATGGCCTATGCAATAGCAGAAGTAATGAAGCATCCGAGAGTTGTTGAAATATGCCCGACTGCCCACAATGTCATCCCAACAGGTGACAATGGCTATGGTGCATGGACAATTATGAACCTGACACAAATAATAAAACAGAAATATGGCTGAAACAGCAAAGGCACACCAACGCAGACTCGCATCAGGGTTTTATGACACCTACATCAAAGGACAAGGCATTGACATCGGGTGCGGTAGGATTGACACATTTGATGGAGTTGATACCATTTCATTGACCGATTGCATCCACCATGACAAAGATGACTGCGATGCCACCACGATGGAGATATACGCAGACAACACATTTGACTATGTGTACGCATCCCACGTATTAGAACACTTGGATGACCCAATCACGGCAATTCAAAACTGGTATCGCATTTGCAAACACGGTGGTCACATCATCATGAGCATTCCGCATCGTGATTTGTATGAACGTAAAAAGACACTACCAAGCCGATGGAATTTAGACCACCGATATTTCTACTTGCCATACTCATGTGAGCCACCACATACTTTTTCAGTTGAAGGCATACTACTTGCAACAGGCATTCAGGAGTATTGGGATATTGAGATAATCGACACGGCAACAAACAAGGACAAACCCGAAGAACATAGCAACGGGGAATTTTCAATCGAAGTAATAATCAAAAAAAATGCAGTGGGTAAGGTTAAGCGAAATTCATCCAAACGCAAATAACCCTCGGACAATCAATGCGGATAAGTTTGCCAAGTTGAAGCGGTCGCTTATTGAATTTCCCGAAATGTTGACTGCCCGACCACTTGTTTGCGTTACTTCCGAATTTGGGGGTTACACAATCCTTGGCGGTAACATGAGATACAAGGCACTTTGCGACATCGGTGCGGCAGAAGTTCCAATCATATTAGCAGATGAGTGGACAATCAAACAACGTGATGAGTTTCTAATCAAAGACAACATATCTTTCGGTGAGTGGAACTGGGATGAATTAGCAAACGAATGGGATGCAGAGGAGTTAATCTCATGGGGTATTGACCTACCCGAAATCAAGGATGAACCCGAAGAAAAAGAAATGTGTCCAACTTGCGGAAAATAGTGAACAAATAGTGAGAAAATGGCAAACGAACAAAACTTAACACCATTCAAAAAAGGCGAGGTTGCCAACCCCAACGGCAGACCCAAAAAGTACGTCACTCTACTGAAAGAGCAGGGGTACAAACTTGCAGAAATAAACGACACTATTCAGGCAATGTTGTCAATGGACTTGGATGAACTGAAAGAAGTATGGCAGAACCCCAAGGCAACGATATTGGAAAAGACGATTGCCAACGCCATGCGGAAGTCACTTGAAAAGGGCAGCCTTTATTCCATTGAAACCTTGCTATCCCGTGTGTACGGCAAACCAAAGGAAACGGCAGATGTAAACCAGACAGTATCAGGCGAAATCAAAATAACTTTAAATCTCGATGGGCAATAAACAGACAGCAGTAGAGTGGCTAATTCAAAGAATTTATATGAGTGATTTTGAAATATATAATTTCATGAAAGAAAATGGAGATTTTGAACAGGCCAAAGAAATGGAAAAGCAACAGATAATGGATGCGGTAAACGCCACCATATTTGATGATGACATTGACGCATACGAATATTTTACAGAAACCTACGAATGAAACACTACGCACAGCGACTGCGATTAAGCAGGACAAAAACAAAACGTGATATTAAATTACGCACGGCATACCTCAAATTACATTCAGCCGAAATCAGGGCAATCTTTGACCGCATAAAATACCTATTACTACAATGAAAGTACTTGCACTATGGGAAGGCATGGGTGGAGTTGAATATCACCGCCTGTACACACCCCTGAAACGATTGCAAATTGATTACCCTGATGACATCACCGTCAGCATATCACAAAACTTTGAACGCAATGGAATACCACATTTATCTAACTACGACCTTGTCATTTTCAACAGGTGGCTGGGTGCAGACCACTACGAAATCCTGCACTACTTGGCAAAGAACGGCATCAAATACATCGTGGACATTGATGACTACTGGCTACTTCCAAAACACCACCCGACTTACAAATACTTTCGGGAGCATAAATTAAAGCAGCAGATAATTGACGGCATCCGCTATGCCGATGGTGTGACCACCACAACTGATTACCTTGCTCAAAAGATAGCGAAGTACAACCGTAATGTTCAGGTGCTGCCAAATGCACTTGACCTGACTGATGACCAGTGGTTGGCCACACCGCAGGAAAGGGAGTATTTTACCTTTGGCTGGGTGGGTGGACTTACTCACAGCAATGACATCATGATACTATCGGAAGCCATTGAACGCATCTGCAATGAGCATGATAATGTCCGCTTCGTTTTGTGTGGTTGGATGGCCAATAATTACATTTGGGATAGCATCCTGTATAAGTTTAACGGAAACAACCCGGTGCTTCGGCCACAAGTATTAGTCAGCCATGCACAGCAACCAAACGAATATGGGAACTTCTACCGCTTATTTGACTGCGCACTTGCACCATTGGAGCAAAACGAATGGAACAGCTGCAAAAGTGAACTGAAAATCATTGAAGCGGCTGCGTATGGATTGCCCGTGATTGCATCAGGTGTTGAACCCTACCTGCAACACCTGAACAATGCAGGGGTAAAGTTCTGTTTGAACACACCTGATGATTGGTATAAGGCAATGAAGCAAGCAATGGAGAGCCAACCCGAAGCAAACAAAATCAGGGGCGAAGCAAATAAAACTTACTGCAACCAATACCATAACCTTGAAGCCATAAACAAAGACCGATTGGAATTTTATCAATGCACATTAGCTACACCCGGCCATTCGTAACGGATTACCAAAGGGCGATACTTGACAGCCCTGATAGGTACACCGTGACCGCTGCTGCCACCAAAGTGGGCAAGACAGCAAGTCACATCATTTGGCTGTTTGAACAAGCGTTGAAGTTAAAAGAAAACCAATCTGTTTGGTGGGTTGCACCCGTGTACCAACAAGCGGAGATAGCATTCAGGCGTATGCGTAACCAAGTGACCGTGCGTGACTTTTTTAAGGTCAATGAAAGCAAGTTGCGTTTAACCCTACCAACCGGTGGGATAATTGAATTTAAGTCCGCTGACAAGCCCGACAACCTGTATGGTGATGATGTCTATGCTGCGGTATTTGATGAGTTCACACGGGCGAGGGAAGATGCGTGGTTTGCCCTGCGTTCTACCCTGACCAAGACCGAAGGCAAAGCAAAGCTAATCGGTAACGTAAAAGGCAAAAAGAACTGGGGTTACAAGTTGAGTGAACGGGCAAGGATGGGAGAGCCGAACTACGGGTTTTTTAAGATTACCGCTTATGACGCAGTCAACGCTGGTGTCCTGAAATTTGAGGAAGTTGAACAGGCAAAACGTGACCTGCCGCAGCATATATTTTCCGAGCTGTATCTTGCCGAGCCAACCGAGGATGGCAGCAACCCATTTGGATTGAGCTACATTTCGCAGTGCATTGCACCGATTTCCACCGCACCTGTGGAATGGTACGGGATTGACCTTGCAAAGTACAGCGACTACACTGTGATAATTGGCCTTGACTCCGAATATCGTGTCTGTCATTTTGAGAGATTTCAAAAGGACTGGGCGCAAACTGAACAGCACATCATTCGGATTGTAGGCAACACCCCTGCGGCAATAGATAGCACGGGAGTAGGTGACCCGATTGTTGAGAAGATACAACGGCATTGCCCACGTTCTGTTGGAGTGAAGTTCACATCCGTATCAAAACAACAGATGATGGAACAATTAACAGCTGACGTTCATGCTGGGTTGATTAAATTCCCCGAAGGCATAATTGCAGATGAAATGCGGAACTTTGAATTTGAACACACCGCAACCGGGTTGCGGTATTCTGCACCATCAGGGTTACACGATGACGCAGTTTGTGCGTTGGCACTTGCCCGTTATTGTTCACAAAAAAACAAAAAAGGAGTATTTGTAATAATATGAAATTACCAAAGAATTGGAATGAAATCAGCATAGCGCAGTTCCAAGAATTGCAGTTGCTAACCGAACCAAGTTTTGACAATCAGCTCAAAACTTTGTCCATTTTATCAGGAAAAAAACTGGACATAATTGAAGAGATGCGAATAGTGGACATCACGGCAGCACTATCGAAACTTGCATTCATGGCAGAATTACCCACCGCAAAAAATGTAGGTAGCTTCCGCATCGGCAACACGCTGTATAAATTCGCAGCCAATCAGCACCATTTACAAGCGCATCAATTTATCATGGTGCAGGACTTGTTTGCCGAAAAAGACAAGTGGGTGCAGAACCTTCACACGATTATGGCGGCCCTGTGCGTTCCTTACCGGATATTCCCACCAAAACGCAAAGAACTCAAGACAGATGACTTTGAAAAGATTGCTGCCCAGTTTAGGGAACGGATGCCGATTTCGTTTGCATACGCCTACACGCTTTTTTTTTCTCTATGCTTGCCGGAATTACTCGAAGTTACCCAAGTATTTTTAGAGCAGGAAGTGGCGAAGTTGAAGAAGATAGCCGAAGAAAAGACCGACCAGCCATCAGTTGGTTGAAAACGGTTGACAACATTGCAGGGGGTGACCGCACCAAGTGGGATTTCTTTTTAAATATGCCATTGGTTGAGTTCCTGAACGCGGTCAGTTTCCAAACCGAAAAAGACAGGGCAAGGACTGAACGTCTGAACACGGCAGCGCAGTCGGCAAAGTCTGCCAAAGATAGCACGGTTTACAAAATTGCATTGATGCAAGAAATGTTGTAACTTTGAATTTCCGTTGGTGTAAGCAGGAATGAATACTGCCTTTGAGTAGCATCTCACTTTTGTGAGGACATGGGTGCAAATCCCATACGGAAGTAGAACCCCGGCGCCCACCCTGCTGGGGTTTCTACTTTTATAGATGTGAACATTACCAAAAACCAACTGGATGCAATCAACAAAGGGTTGCTGGATAAGTTCGGCATACCTGACAGCCCGATGCCAAATTCATTACTCGCTGATGCTGTAATTGGTGTTGCACAGGTTCTCGTTGATACATTACGCAAAAGCATTGAGGACAAAGACCTTGTTGCAACTGGTAATTTAAAGGCAAGTATTGACCCGACAAATATTAAAGAAGATGCCAATGGTGTAAGCATAGATATTGAAATGGCACCATATTGGGAAGATGTGGAATATGGAACAAAGCCCGGCAGAAAAGTTGATATTGCTTCACTTGAAGATTGGATAAGAAACAAACGCAGCGTTTATCGTGAGGTTAAACCAAAACAAGGACAAACAATGCAGGAAGCCGTCAAGTCATTTGCGGTAGCCATTGCAGGAAAAATAAGAAGCAAAGGTACAATCAAGCGTTTTGGATATAAAGGTAGCCGATTTATTGGGGATGTGTTAACACCACAAACCATTGAGAGCATTGGGCAGCATCTTGGCGAGATGTTAGGCAAACCGATTGCTGTTTATGTTACAAGTGATACCACTACATAGGTAGCCGATTTCCTACTTTTTTAAGTAATGGCAATTACTATTAACACCGAGCCAAACGACATCAGCCCGGTATATTCAGATATTTCATACGTGGTCACTTCGACCAACTACGCACAGGCAAACTTCAAATTCATTGCGGTTGTAAAAAATGCAGCCGGAACCACCATAGCCAAACTGAAAGCCCCGATATTTCACGGCACTACGGACAAGGGTGTGTTTAACATCAGCCGCATACTGCAAAACTATGTTACGTATGACTTCACACAATCTTTGGCGGCTATCTCAAAATGCACCAATTCTTATTTGGCATACAGCGTTGAGTTTGGCGAGGAGTATGGTGGCACTGAATACCTTGCACTTGCATCCGACACGGGTAAATATGTGTGGAACGGGTTATTTAATTTGTACGGCAGTGAAACCACAGCCACATATCAACTGCCATTATCAGGTTCAGCACAATTCCTGACCCGTGTCCGCACTCGTAGGGTGTCACTTGGTCAAGCTGACTACCTTTATTTTTTGCGTGGCAATGTAGCCAATGGCAGTGATGTGAAAATTATTGCCTACGATGCAGCAGGTGGCACAACTACCAGCGTGATAAATAATAGCTTCACAGATGCTGGGGACAAATCGGAGTTTTTGCTTCGTTGTCCTGCCGGGCCTGATAACCTGAACGATGTTGCATCAGGGGAATTGGTCAGCGGTACAGCAGGTAATATCATCCCAGCCAACACAAGTTACTACACAATGCAGGTAATTAACGCATCATCAAACGCACAGACCGAACTTTACCGCTTTGATGTGGTAGAGGAATGCAGTAAATACAGCCCACAATATTTGTACTTTTTGAACCCATTGGGCGGCTTTGAAAGTGTGCGGTGCAGTATGATGAACAAGGACAAATACGCGGTCAGCAGAAAGCAATTCAAACGCAATAACTACACGCTGACAGGAAACACCTTTGCATACGATACAAGTAAGCACGGCATGACAACCTATGCAACCGAAAAGACAAAGCAAGTTGTCCTAAACACGAACTGGCTGACCGAAACCGAATTTGAGTGGCTGCAAGATTTGATTGCATCGCCTGTGGTGTTTCTCGGCACAATCCCGGTCAACATTACCGACACAAGCTATGAGGTAATGGACTACATAGACGGCCCGAACAACCTGCAAATCACAGTTGAATATACAGAACCTGAAAGGTTGCAAAACGCATGAACAACGTAAGATTAGTTTGCGGTGGGTACAGCGTTGACCTGCCCACCGATTTTGGAATACAGATAAATAAGAGCATTGCCGACATTCGGGAGCCCGAAAGCAGGTCATCGGATTGGACAAAGACATTCACGCTGCCGGGTACAAAGACCAACAACAAGCTGTTCACGCACTTGTTTGATTTGAACTTGTCCATCCGCAACACGACATCCACCAATTTTAGCCCTGATTTTAACCCAAACCTGAAAGCCGATGCGCTGTTGACCGTAGATGAAGTAACCCAGATAGAGGGCTTTATCCGTTTGTTGTCGATTAAGGTGAACGACCTTAACCAAATTGAGTATGAATGCTCAATGCACGGACAGTTGGCTGATTTGTTTGCAAAGATTTCAGATGCCAAACTTGCCGACCTTGACTTTACCGAGTATAACCATATTTTAAACGCAACAAATATTTTCAACAGCTGGGATACTTCGATTGTCAAAAACAGCAGTGGGTATGTCAATTTCAGTAGTGGTTCACCTATTGGTGAGGGTTATGTCTACGGGTGGATGGACAACGGCACTTATGCGGATTATCAAAACTTCAATGCTGATGACCTGACCATTTATGTGTATGCGAAAAACGTGGTGGATAAGATTTTCAGCGGCACGGGTTATTCGTACAGCAGTGGCTCATTCTTCAACACATCCCTTTTCAAAAGGTTGGTTGTTCCATGTCCATCTCGTGTTCCTTTTATGAGTGAAGCACAGGCGCAGCAAAGATTATTTGAAGCTGAAATACCAACAGCAAGTGGCACAACATATTCGGCAGGACAGAAAATTTCTTTTACAAGTGAAATAAGCGACCCATCAAACCAATACAACCCTACAACATCTGTATTTACAAACGGGTATTCAGGGCAGTATTATGATTTCTTTTTTGACACGGATGCCACAATCACATCACTTGGTGGCACTACATCTGTAAAGGTTCTTTATGGTATATATGTAAATGGCTCTTTGGCCGTGCAAATGTCCACATCCGCAAATGCAGTAAGTGGAACGGTATCTATAAACGATATTATATTTAGGTCATTAAAATTGCCATTGAATGCTACGGTTGAAATATACCTGATGCAGATACTTGACAATGACACTGGACAGACAATATCGCCAACCTACACACAGAACGCAGGTTCAAGATTTTACAATGGTATTGTTGATGGTAAGTTCGGATATGGGGAAGATATAGACCTAACTGGGTTCTTTGGAAACACGGAAGTAAAACAGCGTGATTTTATGAAGTGGATATTCACTATGTTCAATCTTTACGTTGAGCCAACCGAAATAAACAAGAACCTCGTCATTCTACCACGTGAGGAATTTCTTACAAATGAAGTCAGGGATTGGACAGAAAAAAGGGATTTGTCACAGCCACTTGAAATTATACCAATGGGTGAACTTGATGCAGGTAAATATCAATTTACTTATGCGGAAGGTGATGACGATGGGAATAAATACTACAAAGAAGATTTCAGTAGAATTTATGGGGATAGGCAGATACTTGTCTTGAATGATTTTGTCAAAGAGGAAAAGAAAATCGAGATAGGTTTTCAGCCGACAATGATTATCAAGCCACAGAATGAACCTGATAAATATCTACCCGATAACAACACCACAAATCAAGATAATAAAAATGGCAAGTTAAGATTGCTGCAATACAAGTCAAAAACTTGTCAGCCGTATAGGGTTTACAACGGAACGAAAACAGCATCCACAACCCCTGCGTCTAACTTGAAAACAATCTACCCATATATGGGTCACTTAAACGACCCGTTGACTTCATCAAGTGATTTGAACTTCGGATTGCCAAGATGGATTGGATTGCCGGGCGGAACACCAGTGACTAACGCAAACCTGTACAATGTTTATTGGTCAAAATACATCAATGAAATCACCGACAAGGACAGTAAGATTGTAAAGGGTAATTTTTACCTTACCCCTGCTGACATGGAAAAGCTGTCATTCCGTGACCTTTATTTCTTTGACGGCAATTATTTTAGGCTGAATAAAATTGAGGACTATGACCCGATAAATCCATCTGTCAATATCTGCGAGTTTTTATTCCTAAAAACCGGGCCGACATTCACAGCAACAACCGGAAGCGTTGGCGGTGGTGGAACGCAGTCAAGTGGCGGTGGAAGTGGACAGGAAGAATATGACCCGATTGGTGGCGGTAACTTGCCCGGCAAGGTTATCCAGAACAAAGGCTTTTCGCTGGGTGATTTCAATGCTATTGGTGATGGCATTGTGGCAGGTGATGCGGTGACAAACTACGGCAGGGCAAATGCTGCCTTTGCAACAAGTGGCACAACCTTTCTGCCCGATAGTGAACGCAGCATCGTAATTGGTGAAGGTGTGCAAAGCGTAGGCAGTGATGAAGTATGGCTACAAGGCCATGAAATGACACAGGTAAATTTCAGCACCAATAGGATTGCGTTCACAGATGCCACATCCGTTACCGCTGATTTGTACATTGACATTTACATCATGGATTTGACGGCATCGACCACGTTAAATCTACCCGATGCAACCACTTGCTACGGCAAGGCATACTATGTGTATAAAAATACAGGTTCACATCAGTTGACAATTAACCCATACGAATCGCAAACGATTGATGATGGCAGCACATATATTCTGGGCACTCACTACGAATGCGTACAAATAGTGTCGGATGGCACACAATGGAGAGTAATAAGCAAAAAATAAAATGGCAACAACAACAGTAGCAATAAATTTAGAAGCCAAAACCAGTGGCACTGAAAGTATCAAATCTCTGAAAACACAACTTTCAGAGGCATCAAACGAAGCAATTTCCCTTGCTCAAAAATTTGGGGAATTTTCACCCGAAGCAACAAAGGCAGCGCAAAAAGTTGCTGATTTAAAAGAGGAACTCGGCAATGTTCAAAAGAATATTCAAACACTTGGACTTAACAAATTTCAGCAGTTTCAAACAATAGCAAAATCAGTAGCACATGGATTTGAAGCTGCACATGGAGCAATGGCTCTTTTCGGTGCTGAAAGTGAAGATGTCCAAAAGGCCTTGTTAAAAGTTCAGGGAGCAATGGCATTCGCACAGGGATTAGAAGGGTTAAGTGAAGCTGGTAAGGAATTAAAGTCACTTGGAACAAAAGGCATTGAAGCATTCAAAGGAATGACATCAGCATCAAAGGCCTTTATGCTGACGGGTATCGGTTTAATATTGACTGCCATTGCTGCCGTTGTTGCTTATTGGGATGAGATTAAGGTTGCGATAAGTGGTGTTTCGGCTGAACAGAAAAAACTAAATGAAGAAACACAAAAGAACCTTGAAACCAACCAAAAGCAACTTGATGTTCTTAATAAATCTGACAATATATTAAAGTTACAGGGCAAGTCTGAAAATGAAATCAGGCAGATGAAACTTGACCAGTTGAAACTTGCCATTGCAAATGCGGAAACATCTGTAAAAAATGCCAAAATAACAAGAGATGCACAGATTGAAGCAGCCAAAAGAAACAAAGATATTTTAAAAGGAATAATTAATTTTCTTTATAAACCCTTACAATTAATTATTGATGCAGTCACAAAAGTAGCAAATTTTTTAGGTGCGGATTGGAAATTCAATTTAGGTGAAACAATTGCAGGTGCAATCTTTGACCCCGAAGAAACAGCCAAAGAGGGTGACAAAGTTATTGCAGAAGCAGAAGCCACATTGCTTGACCTTAAAAATCAACAGGCAGGGATATTGCTTTCAATGCAAAAACAAAATCAAGAAGCTGCAACAAAAGGAACAGAAACAGTCAATAAGATTGCCGAAGATAGGGCAAGGGCTGACGCTGAATATGCACAGCAAACAGCCAAAACATTGAAAGAAAGGATTGATGCCTTTGAAATGGCATGGGCATTAGAAGTAAAAGGTGAAGCCAAAAAGAATTTAACCAAAGAACAGTTAAAACGTGAACACGATTTAAAAGTTAAAACTATACAGGAAAAGTTTGATGAGGAACAAAAGGCAGCACAGGAAAAAGCAGCAGCAGAAGAAAAAGCACGAAAAGAAAAAGAAGCAGCCGATGCCATAAAAGCAACCGATGAATATTACAAAAAACAACAGGCTGCGCTTGTCGGAAATAATGAAGCATTGGCACAACTTGAAGTTCAAAGGTTGGAAGCACAGATTACAAATGCACAAAAATATGGTCAAAGCACGGTTGAATTAGAATTGCAACTGGCTCAAAAGAAAAAGGAAATTTACGATGCCGACAAAAAAGCAAAAGAGGAAAGCGAAAAGGCAAAACGTGAAGCACAGATGGCAACATTAACCGAAGCAGCAAACGCTATTGGTGCGCTGGGTGGTATATTAAAAGAGGGAAGTGATGCAGCAAAGGCAGCAGCACTTTTGGACATTGCAATCAAAACAGGTGTAGGCTTTGCACAAGGTTTAAGTATTGCTCAAAAAGGTGCAGAAGGTACAGGCCCAGCAGCACCATACGCTTTTCCAATATTTTATGCACAGCAAGTCGCAGCCGTATTGGGTGCGATGTCACGTGCAAAAGCTATTCTCAAAGGCGGTTCAGGCGGTGGTGGTGGCGGTGGCGGAATGGGTGCAGCAGGAACAGCCCCAGCCCCAGCAATCCCCTTGACAGGCGGTGGACTTCCACAAGAAGGTCAGTTCGGTGGCATGGGCAGAGTGTACGTTCTTGAAGGTGACATCACCAAAACACAGACTCGTGTCCGCAGGTTAAGAAATACCAGTGTTGTCTAAACCTACTTTTAAATATATGGAATTACCCGTTTACAAAATAGTGGTCAATGACGATGATGAAACAGGGGTTGACTTTGTTTCTCTCGTTGACAGACCTGCCATACAAAAGGACTTCATGCTGTTTAATGAGCAGTTTGTTGAACCCGGCCCGACTGAAAATGAAGAAGAATTTATCAGCCGTTGCATCCCGGTAATGATTGGCGAGGGTATGGAGCAGGAACAGGCAGCAGCCGTGTGTTATTCCAAATGGGAAAGCCGACAGCAGTTTGAAAGCTACGATGACTATCCCGAAGCTGCAAAAGAAAATGCAAAGGTAGCACTCCGTTGGGCAGAGGAAAACGGATGGGGTGACTGCGGAACTGCGGTGGGTAAAATCAGGGCGAACCAGTTAGCCAATGGTGAAGCCATCACCCGTGACACCATTGCAAGGATGGCAGGGTTTGAAAGGCATAGGCAGAACAGCGACAAAGAACTTGGAGATGGATGTGGCCGCCTGATGTGGTTGGCTTGGGGTGGTGACGAGGGCATCGAATGGGCAAGTCGCAAATTGCAACAGATAGATATGCGACAGGCATACTCTGTGCAGTCCGAAGAAAAACGCATCGTGACAGGCCCGGCAATGTTGGCTGATTTACCTATTTACCGATACGATGACATCAGGGGTGAGTACTACGTGACATTCGATGCTGATACCATTTGGAAAATTGCAAAGAAATTTGTCCGCAACGATGCTTACAAAGCTGTCAATACCGACCATGCCAACCCCGTGAAAGAGGGTGTACACATGATTGAGTCCTACTTCATTGACCGCAAACGTGGTGTGATGCCACCTACCGGGTACGAAGATGCAAAGGATGGTAGCTGGTTCCTGACCTATTTAATAGACAACGAGGAAATATGGGCAAAAGTTAAGGATGGTGAATGGAAAGGATTTTCAGTTGAGGGGCTTTTTGACATGGAAGAACAGGATGAAGTACTTGAAATGATGCGTGAAATAACCGCCATGCTGAAAAATTTTGCATAGGTAAAAACGTAACTACCTTTTAAGATATGGAATTTAAAACAGAATTAGCCGAAATGAAAGCATCGCTGATGGCATTTATGTCAGAAGTGAAGCAGCGTTTTAGCGAAGAACCCACCCCTGCTGCGTTTGGTGAGTTGACACTTGTTGACGGAACTATCGTAGTTTTCGAAGGTGAGGAACTTGCAGCCGGAATGCTCCTGAACGTTAAAGGCGAAGAAGGCATCGTGCCTGCACCTGATGGAGTGCATGAAACAACCACCGGACTTTTGGTAACCACCAAAGATGGTGTGGTTGAAATGATTGAAACCAAAGAAGCCGAAGCAGAAGTTGCCGAAGTTGAGGTTGAAAATCAGTTTGCATCATTGGAGCAGTTCGATGCTTTGAGAGCCGCTAACGAAGAACTGGCAGGTAAAATTGCCAAACTTGAAACTGCCCTTATCAACGTGCTTGGCAAAGTTGAAGAAACTTTCAGCGTGTTTGAAAAGT